GTATGGGGCGTACTGTATCAACGACGTTGACCTGACGTATGACTTGTTCCTGACCCTGCTCCCTATGTTTCAGAGGGTGGAGTTAAAACTTATTGACCTGACTATAAGGATGTTTACAGAGCCGGTTCTCCGCCTTGATGAATCTCTCTTACAGCAACATCTTGTTGAGGTGAAGGATCGTAAGAAGCGCCTGCTCGATGAGTGTGTTGCTAACATTGAAGACCTGATGTCCAACCAAAAGTTTGCCGAGGTTTTGCGTGGGCTAGGTGTCGAGCCGCCCATGAAGATCAGTCTGACTACGGGCAAGGAAGCGTTGGCGTTGGCTAAGTCTGACGAGGGGTTCAAGGCTTTGGCAGAGCACCCTGATGAACGTGTGCAGACACTTGTTGCCGCACGATTGGGTAACAAGACTACGTTGGAAGAGACACGTACCGAGCGACTCATCGGGATTGCGGGAAGGGGAAAGATACCTGTTCCCCTCTCCTACTACGCCGCACACACAGGACGGTGGGGTGGGTCAGACAAGATCAACTTCCAAAACTTCCCATCACGCGGTGATAACGCAGGGAAACTTAAGAAGGCCATCCTTGCACCTGAGGGTCACGTCATCATTGACTGTGACTCTGCGCAGATTGAAGCACGGGTACTTGCATGGTTTGCAGGGCAAGATGATTTAACTGAGGCATTTAAAAATGGTGAAGACGTTTACAAAATCATGGCGTCAGCTATATACGCAAAGACGCGAGAAGAAGTTACGCCGCAAGAACGTTTCGTTGGCAAAACAACGATTCTTGGCGCGGGGTATGGCATGGGCGGTACGAAGTTCCAAACGCAACTCAAGACTTTCGGTGTGTCGGTCAGTGAGCCTGAAGCCTCTGGAATTATCAAAACCTACCGAGAAACGTATCCTTGGATTCCCTCCCTATGGAAGTCCGGTTCCACGGCGATTGATGCTATGACCAAGGGGCGTACTGCCACGTGGGGCAACGGGTGTATCAGCATCAGTGCAGAAGGAATCCTTATGCCTAACGGGTTGTATCAAAGATACCCAAATCTGCGGAAAGTACGAGACAAAGAGGGCAAAGACCAGTACATTTATGATTCACGCAAAGGCGCGGTGAAGCTATACGGTGGCAAGTTGACAGAGAACATTTGTCAGGGTTTGGCGCGTTGCATCATTGGCGAACAGCTAATCAAGATCAGCAGGAAGTATCGTGTGGTACTCACTGTTCATGATGCTGTGGCGTGTGTAGCACCAAAAGAAGAAGCCCAAGAGGCTATGGCGTATGTGATGGAGTGCATGCGATTCGTACCATCATGGGCACAGGGAATTCCGTTGAACTGCGAAGCAGGGATAGGAGAGAGTTATGGCGATTGCTAATCGACCTTATGGCAAAGTATTCAAAGGGCACACCATACCCTACGGTACTTTTGTGGGTGCGAGTGATGAACTAAAGAAAGTGTATTACACGTATGGATATCTGCGTGATGAAGACTTACCTGATTTACCATGCCCACAGAATGATGATCAAGGGTTTGATAGCCCTGAAGAAGCGTTGTTCAAAAGAGAAATGGTTGACGTTATTCGGGAGGTATTAGATGGCATCACCCCAAGAGAAAAGTCAGTGCTGTGTATGCGGTTTGGAATTGGCCTTACTCAAGACTACACACTAGAAGAAATTGGCGTTAGGTTTGATGTAACACGTGAGCGTATTAGGCAGATTGAATCTAGAGCAATCCGCAAAATAAAACACCCGTCACGTGCAGACAAACTGAGAGAGTTAATTGGTGTGTATGAGTCAACCGAAGAGAAAGAAAACGAGCAGAAAAAGTTACAAAGACAATGGGCAAAGGCGCGTGAGAATGCACGGCTGAGAGATGAGGGAGAAAGGCAAGCGAAGGTTGGTCAAATACTGAGAGAAAAACAACGGGAACAAGAGATAGAGAGGGTATACAAAGAAGACCTTAGATTACGTGAAAAGTGGGAAGAGATCAAACCAATTGTGTCCGACACTGATTGGGTACAACATTTAAAGAAAGAGAACCCTAAGATGTACCAAGAGTTGAAGTATTTGGTTGGTGATATTTGGGGATACAACGCAGACAAAGTTTGGGAAATGTATGCAGAAAAGGGGAAAAAGTAATGGACGCCGCATTTGCTTTAATAAAAGAGGTGGTAATCATGGCTACGATTGTAGTAAGCATCTTGTGCGTCTTAGCCCTGTGCTTTTGGATGTACCCGTCAATGACCGAGGCGCGGAAGATGGACTGCGCAATGGCAGAGTTTTCACCCGATATGTCCTTGGAAGTTAAACAAGCGTGCCGCGAGGCGAGGAGTAAGAAATGACTGAACAAATTAACGATGAACCCGCATTTCCTTTTACGGCTGAAGAAGGTTTGATTTGCGAAGGCATGACCCTGCGCGATTACTTTGCGGCAAGGGCGATGCAGTCTTATTTAGAAGACAAAGAGTTTGTAGACGCTTGCATTTTTATAGACGAGGATGTCAAAGAAGAAGTGGCCCGAAACTCTTATGAAATGGCAGACGCCATGCTGAAAGCGAGGGAGTCATGAAACGGCAAACAAAACTGGAGGTTGCATTTGTAGCTGTGTGTTTAACAATTGCAGGAATGATTATCTGGAGGTTTTATGACTGGCTGGCGTAAACGAACCATTATGGAACTGGCGCGTGAATCATGGCTTGATGTTTACGGCCTTGGGCATGACTTTCAAAGTTTTATTAAAGCATTGGAAGCCTTTGCCGAGTTGGTACGTAAAGATGAGCGCGAAGGGTGTGCAATGACGGCTGAAAATACTAGCGTGTATGACCGCTATTCGCCTGAAGACACAATTGCAGATGCCATAAGAAAAAGGGGACAAGCATGACTAATGAAGAAGTAATGGCGATGATGACTGACATGGGCCTGCATGAGGGTGGCATGGACAATTGGGTGATGGACAACGCTTGGGTTAAATTTGCCAAGCTGGTAGCCGCCAAAGAACGTGAGGCGTGTGCTGAAGTTTGCAAGAAACACGCTGATGTGTACGCGGGGCTTGAACAAAACCCAACAGCGCAGTCGGCATGGGCGGCTTGTATTGATAACCGTGATGCCATCCGAGCAAGGGGACAAGCATGACATACAACGCAGAACAGATTACCTACATGTTGGCTGAGGCCATAAATCAAAACCGTGAGTACAAGTCATGGCATTGCAGTACTCAGCACCTGATGGCTCTTGTTGAGAGGGTTGTTGCTGAGGAGCGTGAGGCGTGTGCAAAGGTGTGTGAAGACAGCGTTGAATATGCTGGTGATGAATTGGCAAGACAAATCAGAGCAAGGGGACAAGCATGAGCGGATTAGCAAATGGTTTGACAGAAGATCAAGTGTTGCGGCGTGTGGTGGAAAAAGTTTGCGAACAAGTATGGTCACAAGATGAAGCACCACAGCGCACATGGGTTCCGCTGACGGATGAGGAAGTGCAGTTGTACGCCGTTCAACATCGCCGAATGGTGAATGCCCATTACGACTCGGTACAAAACACAAATTTGATTACAGAAGAATTTGACGCCCCCGCTTTTTACAAAACAATTGAAGCCGCATTAAGGAGCAAGAACACATGACAAAACGCAAAGAGCTGATGGAATTGTTGAAAGATTTACCAAATGATGAAACATGGTTGGACGGGGTCATGGAGCGCCTTAAAGAAAAAGAACCAGTCATCTTTAACTACATGATTGCAAGCGCAAAAGAACGACTTGCTGAACTCAAGGAGCAAGAACACATGAACACTGAAGACGACGAGTTCAACCGCATCGAGCGGGAAGCTGTGGCGCGGAAGATGTCTGTGTCGTACAACTTAGAGATGCAACGACTGCGAGAGGAGTTTACTGCAGGGATACCGTTTGTAACGCAAGACGAACTAGAACAACTTTTAAAGGACGAAGAATGACACCCGAAGAACTACACCCATTCCACATCAAAGAGAGCCACATGGCCGAGGGCATCACTGCCGACTTTGTGTGGTACGAATCCTCAATGATCCGCAACGCACTGGAATCTAACTTGCACCGCTTTGACAAGGTGGTTAGCGTCATGGAGGCGCGGCACAAAGAACATATCAAGATGCTTCAGGATGTGATGGATCAGAACCGCGACCTGAAAATACAGAACCGCGCCCTCAAAGCTGTAATTGACGCAACTAACATGGCAAGCGACCCCGCAGGTTTAAAGTTGAGAAAAAAGAAAGACCATTCATGAGCAAAGCACCCGCATGGAGTTACTCAAGCATTACCCTGTTTGATCAGTGCCCTAAGAAATATTACCACCTGCGTGTGGTGAAAGATATCAAAGAGCCTGAGAGCGAAGCAATGCTGTACGGCACTGCGGTTCACACCGCCGCCGAAGAGTACGTGCGGAATGGCAAACCAATTCCCGAGCAATACAAATACATGGAGCCGTTGCTTGGAAAACTCATAAAAATTGACGGTGAAAAGATTTGTGAGTTGAAGATGGGCATCAAGAAGGTGGATGGGCGTTTTGCACCTTGTGGGTTTTTTGACAAAGATGTTTGGTATAGAGGTATAGCCGACTTACTGATCATTGACCGTAACAAGAAAGAAGCCCGAGTCATTGATTACAAAACGGGCAAGAGCAGTCGCTACGCAGACCCAAAACAATTGGCGCTGATGGCGGCTTGCGTGTTTATCCACTACCCAGAAATTGAGTTTGTGCGGTCAGGATTGTTGTTCGTTGTTTGCAAAGATTTTATTCCCGTAGACTTCACCATGCACAACAAGTTTGATATCTTTGCCAAGCTAGATGATGTACTTGTTTCACGTGAAACAGCATACGAAACTGGGGTGTTCAACCCCAAGAAGAACTTCACTTGCAAAGCGTGGTGTCCTGTATCAGAATGTAGCCATAACGGAAGGAATTGACATGCCATACAAAAACCCCGCTGACCGTAACGTCAAGCGTGAATACGAATTAGAGAAGCAACGTGCGGGTGCTCACGAAGCGCGAATGGAGCGACAACGTGCGCGGCGTAAATTGGATAAGACCAAGCCCGACAAGAACAACAATGGCGAAGCTGATATGCGTGAAGGTAAAGATGTTGCTCACGTGAAAGCCCTGTCCAAAGGCGGCGCTAACAAGAACGGTGTGCGTGTTGAGAGCGCATCGGCAAACAGATCATTCAAACGCGGGGCGAACCACAAGGTGGTGTCCGAGACAAGTGCAAGAGAGCGCAAGAAAAAATAGGTTTCGACAATAGTCTGCAAGGTAAGGTACGAGTGGTAGCAGACGGGGGGTTTCATTGAGCATATACCCTATAACCGTACCAGTCAGCACCGCTTAACTTTCAGCGGGGAACTGACCGAAGCCCCCACGTCACGGGGGACTTATAAAAAGAACCTGACACACACCGTGTTCAGGATGTTAGTCATTGGAGATTAGAGTGCAAATAATTGATAACCGTGCGTTACTGCTGAAGGTACGCAACCCTGATAGGATCACCACGGTGATTCCAAAAAGCAAAGTTTTGTCAGATGATGGAGAAGTTGCTGAAGTTTTGGTGAACTGGGATTTGGAAGAGTCGATTGTCTTGAAGAACCTCAAGATCAAAGATGTACCCTCGCCCATTAACGCTTCATACAACTGGCCCGGATTGTATAAACCTTTCGCACACCAAAAAGTTACATCGTCTTTCTTAACCATGCACCGCCGGTCGTTCTGTTTTAACGAGCAGGGTACGGGCAAAACTGGCTCAGTGATTTGGGCATCGGACTACCTACTGTCAAAGGGCATCATCAAGCGGGTACTGGTGATCTGCCCACTGTCTATCATGGAGTCGGCATGGCGCAATGACTTGTTCAAGTTTGCTATGCACCGCAGGGTGGACACTGCCTACGGCAAGCCCGAGAAGCGCAAGGAGATTATTGCAGGGGATGCTGAGTACGTCATCATCAATTATGACGGGGTAGAGATTGTCGCCAATAACATCATCAAGGGCGGCTTTGACCTCATTGTTGTTGACGAGGCTAACGCCTATAAAAACCCCTCTACAAAACGTTGGAAGGTGCTCAACAACTTGATGAAGCCGCACACATGGCTGTGGATGCTGACAGGTACACCCGCATCGCAGTCACCACTAGATGCCTACGGGATTGCCAAGCTAGTGAACCCTGAAGGGTTACCACGTTTCTTTGGTGGGTTTCGTGATCAGGTCATGCACAAGATCAGTCAGTTTAAATGGGTGCCTAAGTTAGAATCAGAGCAAGTTGTTCATAAGGCATTACAACCCGCAATACGTTTTACAAAAGAGCAATGCTTGGACTTACCTGAGATGACTTACGTAACGCGAGACGTACCACTTACTGCACAGCAAGAGAAGTACTATGAGCTACTGCGCAAGCGTCTTATCGTACAAGCGGCGGGTGAAGAGATTACTACAGTCAATGCCGCTGCTAACTTGAACAAGCTCCTACAATTATCTGGTGGTGCGGTGTATTCCGATACAGGTGAAGTGATCCATTTCGATGCAAGCAATCGACTGGCAGTGTTACGTGAAGTGATTGAAGAGTCTAGCCACAAGGTGCTAGTGTTTGTGCCCTACAGACATGCCATCGAAGTGGTTGCAGACGATTTACGTAAGCACGGGTACCCGACAGCCATCATTCATGGTGGTGTGTCGGTGGGGAAACGTTCAGAAATTTTTGAGCGTTTCCAAACGAAAGATGACCTACAAGTACTGGTCATCCAACCACAAGCGGCCTCGCACGGGGTAACTCTGCATGCCGCCAACACTATCGTCTACTGGAGTCCAGTGATGTCAGTCGAGACCTATCTTCAAGCTAATGCGCGTGTTCACCGAGCGGGGCAAAAGAATCCCTCAGTGGTGGTGCACTTGCAAGGCAGTGGGGTAGAACGAAGGATGTACAAAAT